TGTGACGTTGCCTGCTGCTGGTTCCTATAATGGCCGCGTGGTGACAATCAAAACTATCCAAGCGCAGTCGGTAAACAGCGCATCCGCTAATGTTATCCCGCGCGCTGGTGGCGCGGCAGGGACCGCCATCTTGACCGGCACGGCCGGAAATTGGGCCACGCTCGTCAGCAATGGCACTAACTGGGAAATCATGGCAGGGAGCTAACCTATGACCGTTTTTAGGCCCTTCAATCCAACTCTTGGCGCAAACGCTGTTTTGTCGCCCGGCGCCACCTCAGCATCCGCGAACATTGACGCCACATCAACCAGCGTTCGATTGGTGAATGTGGGGTCAAACATCTGCCATGTGAGGTTTGGAAGCGGCGACGCAACGACTGCCGACACGCCGATCAGAGCCGGATCTGAAATCATTCTTTACAAGGCGCAGGATGTAAACACCTTGCAGCATATCAGCGCGCTCGGAACGACTTTGCACGTTCAAACTGGCGCTTTTGGTGTGTGATGAAAAAAGGGTCAAAATAATAAATGCCGGAGGTGCCGATCATCAGTGGCATTTATACCGACAACGCGGCGGACTTCCGCGTGGCGTTGCCGGTTAATTTGGTTCCGGTCCCGACTAGCGCCGGTATTTCGCGCAGCTATCTTCGGCCTGGCGATGGCTTGGTTCAACTTGGGGCAGGCCCAGGCGTTGATCGAGGTGGCATTGAATGGCGTGGCCAGTGTTATCGCGTTATGGGTTCGCGCCTTGTGCGGATAGATGGCAACGGAGCGTTAGCTGATTTAGGCGATGTTGGCTCAGGCGGATTGGTGACGTTTGATTACAGCTTTGATTATCTGGCCATCGCAAGCGGCGGCGGGTTGTATTACTATAATGGCAGCACTTTAACGCAAGTGACTGATGTTGACCTTGGAACGGTTTTGGATGTTCTTTGGATTGACGGCTATTTCATGACTACGGACGGTGAGTTTCTAGTGGTTACGGAATTGGCCAATCCTTTCGCCGTTGATCCTTTAAAATACGGATCAGCGGAGATTGATCCCGACCCGATTAAGGCATTGCTGAAATTCAGGAACGAGGTCTATGCCTTAAACCGTCATACCATTGAGATTTTCGACAACACCGGCGCAACGGGCTTTCCGTTCCAGCGCAATGAGCGCGCGGCCATTCAAAAAGGCGTTGTAGGGACACATGCCTGTTGCATCATGGGTGATGCCATCGCCTTTCTTGGTGGCGCGCGGAATGAAGCGCCGGCGGTGTTTCTTGGTGACGCTGGTCAAGCGCAGAAGATCAGCACTCGCGAGATTGATACGCTTTTGCAGGATTACACTGAGGCGCAACTTGAGGGGGTTTTGCTTGAAGCGCGATTGGACCGCTCGCATCAATACCTATACGTTCATCTGCCAGATCGGACGCTTGTCTATGATGCGGCGGCTACGGAAGCCTTGCAAGCGCCGGTTTGGTTTGTACTGACTTCTAGCCTGAACGGTTTTGCGCGGTATCAGGCGCAAGGCTTTGTCTGGTGCTATGGCCAGTGGATTTGCGGCGATCCTACCGCCGCACGGTATGGGCGCCTTTCGGATGAGGTATCGCACCATTACGGGCAGCGCGTCCGGTGGGAATTTTCAACGCCGATTGTCTATAATGCGGCGCGCGGCGCGGTGTTTCATGCAATGGAGCTTACATGCTTGACCGGCAATGTAGCTTTAGGCGCTGATCCTTACATTTTGACCAGCTATAGCGTTGACGGACGGTCTTGGTCTGTTCCGCGCCGTGCAAGCGCTGGCAAGATCGGCAACACAACCAAGCGCGTGCAATGGCGCCAAATGGGCTTTATGCAGAATTGGCGCGCACAACGCTTTCAAAGTGACAGTGACGCGCATGTGAGCATCGCGCGGCTTGAAGCAACCTTTGAGCCTTTGGCCGTGTAATGGTTAACCCGCTTCCCATCACTCGGGCGGAATTGGCGCGCTTCCTGCCCAATCATGCGGCTATTCGGGCCTTTGAGGAGCTTTTCCGGGTAGCGGGCGAATTGACGCCGGCGGAAATTACAACCCTGCAAGTGCTAATCCAAGAGGCGACAATCCAAGCGGAAAGCGCAGGCGCCCAGGCTGCGGCTGCCAATGGCGCTATCGCGCGCCTTGTGGATGTCTTGGAGGGGCTGGCGACAGCGCCAGTGCCCGCGCAGGCCGGGACGGATGCGCTTGACTTGCAGGCCTTGGCGCCGGCTGCCACGCCATTGCGGCGCGCGCGGTATGGCACATTCTTCGACACCACAACGCAAACGGCGGCGGCGATCAATACCGCCTATGCTATTACGTTCAACAATACAGACCTTTCCGAAGGCGTCTATCGCGGCGGTACTACGTCGCAAATTTTTGTGGATACCGAGGGGGTCTATAACTTCCAGTTTTCGGCGCAGCTTGACAAGGTATCTGGCGGCACTGGCATTTACAATATCTGGCCGGTTATTAACGGCGTTGACGTGGCCAATTCGGCAACTAGGGTTCGCATCCAGGGCAATGACGCCGAAACCGTGGCAGCATGGAATTTCGTTTTTAACCTGAAGGCTGGCGACTATTTTGAATTGAAATGGTCTGTTGATAACACCGATTGCCAGATTGTCGCCTTCGCGGCAGCAACGCCCCATCCCGCCATTCCATCGGTCATCTTGACCGTAACCGACAACATAACAAGGTGACGCCATGGCCGTAACTGTTAAGCAGATTATCCCCCCAAAGGCGGCGGAAAACGTGCAGACCACGCAATACACGGCGGCGGGATGCAAAACGCTGATTGATAAGTTTACCGTGACGAATTACGGCACCGCCAATGTTGCCTTTTCGCTTAACCTTGTTCCTTCGGGCGGATCGGCGGGTAATACCAATCTGGTGATTGACGCAAAGAACATCGTGCCAGGCGAAACCTATCTTTGCCCGGAGGTCATCGGGCACGCGCTGGAGCCGGGCGGGTTTATTTCCACATTGGCCGGCGCGGCAACGTCTTTGGCCATTGTGGCGAGCGGACGTGAAATCACTTGATTAACAGGCGCGTGACGCGGTAAAGCTGGCGTGCTGAGTAGGGCCGCCGGCAGCCGTCACGCAAGGAGATAGCCTTGGACGGGTTGCACCTACAGACACACTTTCAGGCGATGAACCTGCCACCGGATGCAATGCGCTTCCTGTTGGTGGTCTATGAAGCCTGGCAGGTGTTTGACGATTTCGCGGACGGTGACGCGGTGAAGCGCGAGGATTTGCACGCCACGCTTTGGAATGTCTTTGTCGGGCTTCCTTCCAATCCGTTTTTCCAAGCGCATTCGGCGGCGTTGGTTCCTGCCATGGGAACGGGCATTCTGAAATGGATTGCATCGGACGCGGTGGAGCGTGCGGGCGAGGCTGACGAGGTGTCTTTCGTGTGGCGCGCGAGCTTCTATGATTTGGTTGTGCTGGTGGCGCAGCTTGCGCTTGGCCCTGCCGAGGCGATGCGCTTGGCGCCTTCCATCATGAAACTTTACGGCGAGAAATTCGCTGATTATCGGAAGGAGTTTCCGTAATGCCTGGAGCAGCAGCGGCGGCAGTTCTTGGCGGCACGCAAGTTTTAGGTAGCATCTTGGGCGCCAATGCTGCCCGTAGCGCAGCCTCTACCCAGGCCCGAGCCGCAGAGGCTGGGCAAGCTACGCAAATGGCCATGTTCGAAAGGACGCAGGAAATCTTGCGTCCTTATGTGCAAGCTGGTGAGGCGCAGCTTCCTACGCTTGGCGGCTATGCTGAGGCTGGCCCGCAAGCTTTTGAGCGCCAGCTTGCGCTGGCCGGTTTGGCTGGCCCGCAAGCGCAGCAGGCGGCGATTAGCCAAGTCCAAGCGCAGCCGCGCTTTGGTGCTTTGACGCAGGCGGGCGAAGAGGCGATCCTGGCCAATGCAGCGGCAACAGGCGGCTTGCGCGGTGGCAACACGCAAAACGCCTTGGCGCGGTTCCGGGCCGATTTGCTGGCCGATGAACTTGAACGTGAATACGCGCGCTTTGGCGGGTTGACGGCTTTCGGGCAAGGCGTGTCGCAAAACCTGGCGCAGATGGGTCAGGCGGCGGGCGCAGGGACAGGCGTGGCAGCAATGCAAGCCGGCCAAGGTATCGCGGCGCTACAAGGCCAAGCTGGCGCGGCGCGTGCTGGTGGAACGATTGGAAGCGCGCAGGCTTATGGAAACCTGCTTAACCTTCCGGCGCAGGTTGTTGGCATGGAATATGGCTTGCGCCGCGCCGGTCAACCCGGCTTCCTATTTGGATAATGCACCATGAGCCAATCCCTTTCCCAACTTCCCCAGGTTCCGAATTACCTGCCCAACATCCAAAGCCCGTTCACGGCGGCGGTGCAAGGCTTGCAGATCGGGCAAGTGTTTGGTGAGGCTGCGAGCGCGCAACAGCAGCGCGAGAGCCTGCAAAGCGCCATGCAAGCCTTCCAGCGCAATCCGTCGCCACAGACGCTTACGCCTCTGCTGACCTCGCTCCCGCCGCAATCTGCCGAGGTTTTGCGAAAGCATTGGGAAGGCATGGAGACCGGGCAGCGCGAAAGTCAGATAGCCTTTGGCGGTCAGGCCATGTCAACCATTCTGGCCGGGCGCACTGATCTTGCGAAGGGCCTTTTTGATCAACGCGCCGAGGCGCTTGAAAATGCCGGGCGCGCGAATGAAGCCAAGTTCTTCCGTGACATGGCGCAGCTTGTCGAGGTGAACCCGCAAGCGGTTTTGGGTGGCACGGCAACCTTACTTGGTGGCACAGAAGCCGGAAAGCGGATGCTTGATAGCATATTGGCGGCGACAAGAGAGCCGGTAGCCCAGAGGCGCGCGGCGGCTGAAACGGTTGGCGCAGAGGCTACGGCTGGCGTGGCGCCAATTCGCGCGGGCGCAGAGGCGGCGCGAACGGTGGCGCAGGCGCAAAATGAGGCAAGCCCTGGCTTGTCTGAGGCGGCAACGGTGCGCGTGAATGATGCTTTCACGGCTTCCGATGCTGCGCGGGCAAGAAGCGCAAAACTGGATGATTTGGCTTCAAGATTTTCGCAGGATACGTTTTGGTCAAGTTTGGCTGGACGGGGGTTGCGTGGCGGTTTAGAACTTCTCGGTTTTGGTTCTGGAGAGTATTCTCAGCTTGTTCAAGAATTTATGAGAATGAGAAATCTTGAAGTTGCACAAGCTCTTAAAGGATTGGCTCCAGTCACTGAAAAAGAATTTGAAACAGTGCAGCGAGGCTTTCCTGGTGAACGAGCCGGCCAAGAGGCAATAACAAATTACCTCCGCGCGGCATCTCGCGTTGCCCAATATGAGGCCGATTACAATCGCTTTCGCGCAATGTTTATGGACGCCAATCGCGGGTCTATGGGGCGCGCCAATAGGACAATTGAGATTGATGGCGTTACCATTCCAGCCGGAACGGATATGTCAAGCGCTTTTCGCCGCGTGATTGGCCCGCGAATAGTCGAACAAGCCAACACGCAAGCCTTGCAGGATAATCCAAGATTGCGGCGCTTTGTGCAGCCGCCGGCGGACCAGTAATGTCAGAAACCCGCGAAGCCCCGCCTAACGATTTCCGCGATCCATTCTGGCGCGATCTTATCGCCCGGACGGAAGATCGTGTTGGCATTCCTGCCGGGTCTTTGCGCGCGGTGGTGGAGTTTGGCGAAAGGACGCCGAATGACCGCGTTTCATCGGCTGGCGCGCGGACGGTGTTTCAGATCATCCCGTCAACCCGCAATGCGGTTTTGGAGAAATATGGGATTGACGCTTATCTTGGCCCGGATCAGGCAGCCGAGGCGGCGGCGCTTTTGCTGCAAGAAAAACTGCAACGCAACGGCGGCAATTTGGCGCAAGCGTTTGGCGAATATCATGGCGGCACCAATCGGCGGAATTGGGGGCCAGTCACGCAATCCTACATCAATCGGACGATGGTGGGATACAATCGCCTTTTGTCTGATGGACAACAGCAAGAAGCGCCTGCCGCAACGCAATCAAGGCAAGTTGCCGAAACACTGACCGCGCCGGCCAATGATCCTACGCGTCAGATGCTGCAAGCCTATGAGCGCGGCGAGGTGACGCCAGACGAGGCTGAGGCTATTGAAGAAGCTGTGCGCGCAAGAAAAATTGCGGTCCCGCCGGGCTTCCGTTTGCTTGGCGAAGTGTCGGATGAAGCGGCCCGCCAAGCTGCCCAAGCGCCGCAATCGTTGCTTGACGCTTATACGGGCGGCAGGATGAACAGAGGCGAACGGGTTGAGTTTGAGCGCCTTGTTAAGCGCGGCGCGATTAAGGTGCCGGAAGGCTTCCCTCTAGAAAAAACAGAGTTCGGCCTTGCAGCGCAGGCATTGGCAGCCGTGACGGGCAGCGAGCGCGAGACTGAGGCGACCCGCACCTTGCCGGATTGGGCGACCATGCCGGAAATGAATACCATGTCAGGGCGCAGCTTTCTTGCCGGGCTCGGCACTATGGCCACAGGAC